CCCTTGACAGCCCTTTCGAGTGTTTCCAGGTAGCTGGCCATCTCGGGCCGATGCGCGTTTTCTCGGAATGGGACATGGTAGACTGAGAAACTCTTGTCTCGTTCTCCGGTTTCGTGGTTGAAGGGCTCCTCAAAGAACACCTGGTACACCCAGTTGCTCGGACCCTTGGGATTGCAGGTCGCCACGTACTGCTGCGGGCCTTGGATGTGGCGGCGTCGGTTCAGCTGCGCGGCGATCAGGGTGAAGTAGTCACGCCCCTCACAGTCGGTCAACTCGTCGGGCAGGATGAACGACGGGTGAATACCCTTGATGCGTCCAGCGATCGCCTCGGCGTACGGAATGGCGATCTGGAGGATCGTCGACCATCCACCGTGCCGGTTACCCACCTTAAGGATTCGGTCCTTTGTGTTCGGGTCCAGCTTCGAGGGGATCCACTCCATTCCGATACCTTCCTCCCAGGCTGGCAGGATCAGTGTCTCCAGGTCATGGATCACACCGAACTTACCGGTACGGATGGATGGGGTGACGATCAGACCGAGGGCATCCCAGTTCTCGTAGACGTGCCGCACCATCTTGTGCTCGGCACCGATGGACTTGCCTGAGCCCTTCTCGCCGTAGGCCAGAATGAACGGCGCGGCGTCGTTGAAGATCTTCAACTGTGTCGGGTTGAGATCAGGCATCCACACCTTGGTGGAGGCGGGGCGGGGCTTGTGGTCTGGATTAAAGTCCAGCTCCAGCTAGGCAAGGGCCTCCAGTTCTTCGTCGCTTGTCCTAGACGGCATCGTTGACTCTCCTGTTCAGTTACCTTATTCCAAGGCCAACAGATCAAGCAAGGAGCCAGGAAAAATATGAGCCCCAATAAAATGGTCATTTCCCTTGAGGGGAACGACGAACTCAAGGAGTACCTCTCGAAGAAATCGCCTGGTGATACCTGCGAGTTCGAGGTCACCGCGTCGATGGACGAGATGACTCCCGATCAAGCCACCTTCTCCGTGAAGAGCGCCGAAGCCTACTCCGACGAGGAAGAGGCTCCCATGACTGAGGAGGCTTACACGGGGGAAGGCGAAGCGGCCGTACCAGAAAAGGGACCGGCCGCAGTGATGATCGCCTTCGGAAAAAAGAAGTAGGCCACCCCCAGGAAACCGACAACCCACTTACCTACCGTGCGGTAAAGCGATATCAACAAATTGGGGTATGGGACGGATGGGGCATCGAGCGTTTCAAGAAGGCGTGCCGCTTGCTCGGCGAGACGCCAGAGGAGCTCGCCGTCTCATGCGCTATTACCATCCGTCAGCTTCGTCTCTGGATGAAGCAGGGATTGTTCCCAGGTCACGCTGCACTGCTGTTTCACCTGCGTGAGCAGGATTGGTTTCGAGCCCAAGGACTCAAGAAATAATGCCACTCAACTACAAGCTGCTCACCAAGTTCGGGACTCACGAAGATCGCCTCAAGGAGATCTTCACTGCGGCTCCGGAGCGGCTTCCTGCCGATGCTCCCGAGGAGTTGAAGAAGAACGTCCTCGCCGACTACCGCGTGCGGCAGAAGATCGAGGAGACCATCGAGAACCGGATCGACGAAGCCATCCTGCAGACGCTGCGGACCAGCCACCTGTACGCCGCCGTTGACCTGGCCTGGGACTCATCGACGATCACACGTCGCACGATCCCGCTCGTTCTCTACGCCCAGAAGCGTATCGACATGGAGCGCTGTGTGACGCAGTTGAAGGATCTCAGTTGTGCTGACCAGTTCGTCAAATACTCCGGAGGCAAGCCCAAGTCGATCGATCTACCCAAGTTCACCGAGGTCAGCATCAACCTGCTGCGGTCGATCATCAGCCGCCGCGTGGCCGCACAGAGCGCCCGCTTCACCAACCTCTACCCGTTCTTCAAGTTTGAGCCCCGTGGCACCTCCGAGGCCGACAAGCTGCGGGCAGACATTCTCTCGCAGCGGATCGACATCATGGCCGACCAGTACGGCTACCGCGCTTCCCAGATCCAGTGGATCCGCGATATGCTTCTCTATCCTCACGTAGTCGCATTCCCTGCGGCGAAATGGGATCGCGAGATCGAGTGGTACGACGAGAACGATGAAAAGGCGGACGAGTTCCAGGACAAAGAGGTCAAGCCTAAGAGCCGCGTGAAGCGGGAGGGTGTTCCCCTGATCACCCCTCACCCGAGCCGAGTGTTCTACGATGTGGCTCACCCGATCCAGTCGATCAACAGCGACAGTGGGTGCGAATGGTTCGGTTTTTGGGACATCTTCCGGTACTCGCAGATCCTGGACAATCCGAGCTACTTCAATCGTCAGGACATCACGTACTCGCCAGACGCCACGTCCTGGTTCCAGTCGTACTCGAGCTACTTCAGCCAGTACTACACGAAGATCTCGCCCCCGGTGAATGGTGAGGACATCGCCTCGCACAACGACCGTAAGGCGCAGATGGACCGATACACGTCGCAGATGCGCGATTCTTCGGTCTACGTCACGCACCTGTACTGGAAGATCAAGCCGAACGAGTGGCGCATGGGAGACTACCCGCACGCCGTCTGGCTCCACCTGGTGGTAGCGAACTCGAAGAACGTCATCGCCGCCGAGATCATGCCCGACTGCCCTGGATTCGTGTTCTCGTTCAACACGAGCCAGCAGCGCCTGGTGAACCTCTCGATGGCGCACGAGCTCCTGCCGTTCCAGGACCAGCTGTCGAACCTCTTCAGCCAGCTGCTGGAGTGTGCGAAGCGGGATCTGTTTGGCATCGCGATGTTGAACCTTGATGCGTTCCCTGTGGAGAACGAGACCGCCAAGCAGGCGCTCGATGCATTCCGCGAGGCGATGAAGAACGAGAACTTCTTCGCGCAGACCTCCGTCCTGGAGGTGTCGGTCACGAAGATGCGCGAGCTTGGTGTCGACCTGGATAACGTCTTCAAGATCATCCGCCAGCCGCCAAATACTAATCTCAACACGATTATCAACTCGATCAGCCAGACCATTATGATGGCCGAGCGGGTGATGGCGCTGTCACCCCAGGAGCAAGGTCAGCAGAGCCCACGTGAGACCTCTGCGACGGAGGTGCAGATCATCGCCGGCACGACGGAGAACATCTACCAGTTCATCTCCGACGCCGTCGACGAGGGTCGTTCTGCGGTGAAGAGGTATCTCTACAACGCTCTGATCAGCCTGGGCACCGAGGATATCTACCTGCCGGTGGTGAACCGTTATCGCCGAGACGTGGCCGAGAAGGCTGGCTTCACCATCACGGACGACGAGGGTGCCGAGATGATGCCTGGTCCGAACCCAATCCAGTTCTCGGTGATCGGCACCAAGAAGAACCTGGTCGCGGAATACATCTTCAACAGCCGCGACGGTGCCGAGCGTGCGTCGAACATCCAGGGCGCTCAGACCCTGACTCAGATGCTCGGTGTGCTGATGCAGCCTGCTGTGCTCTCAATGCTGACAAAGGAGAAGCTCGCTGACATCATCAACACGATCATCCGGCAGTCTGGCGCTGGAGTAGACGTGACGGTTGAGCCTCCTCCTGGTGAGGGTGCCCAACCTGTCATGGGTGCTCAGCAACAGATGCCGTCAGCGATTCCGAGTGAGACACTGCAATCGCAGCTTCCGACCTCGTGACACTCAAGGAGAGGACAATGGACAAAGATCAGACATCCACCCAAGGCGACCAAACACAAACGCAACCCCGCATCATCGACGACCCTCTGCTGGCATCACTCGCAGAGGATCTGTCGATCCTGGCAAATACCGAGCAGGCTGTTCAGCAGAACCAGCCGCCCGAAATCAAGCCTGTCGACGAGAAGAAACCTGATGAGGCCAAGCCGGCCGAAACGAAGCCGGCCGAGACCAAGCCCGCCACTGTCAAGGCTGGTGTCAAGCAGCGCCCCGACATCAAGAAGGAGCTCGACGACGCACTGACACGCCACCTGGCTGACATCAAGCCGCAGGCGCAGACTCATCCCGCCCTGCCTGATCCAAAGAAGGCTGACGAGCTCGACATGGCCGGCCTTGTTGATGAGCAGATCGACGAGATTGAGGACGCGAGGTATCTCGAGCAGAAAGATCCCACTCAAAAGGGATACGCCAAGAAGCTGCTCGACTTCTACAAGGCGGTCGACAAGTGGGTCGATGACCATAAGGACGACTCAGATCGCACGTTCGACGAGAACGACGAGGAGTTCACCTCGTTCATCCAGGAGAACAAGCCGAAGTGGGCTCCTGGTCAGCGCGACAAGATCCGCAAGGCCCGCCTCATTGACGAGGCTAAGCGTGAGGCTCTCAAGGATCTGCAGCCTGAGATCGATGCCGCGAAGCGCGAGGCACGCGAAGCCCGTGTCACGCCCGTCATGGATCGCAAGGTCAATCAGTTCACCGAGGCTTTCGACAAGGCTGCGACCTCAGACGATCCGCTCGAGAAGGATGTCTTCGGCCGCTACAAGGACAGTGCTGTTGCCCTAGCTTCCGACTGGGTGCGCCTGGCCGAGGGAGTTGACGACATCACCAAGCCGAAGAACCAGGAGCAGGCTGGCCGACACAAGTGGCTTATGGAGTTCATCGGCCACCAGTCGTCTGTGTTCGATGCCCAAGGCGGCGATAACAAGATCCGCGATGGCCGTCAGTTCGTCACGCCGGTCAAGTTCGCTGAGCTTGCGTCCTCTGGGAAGGACACCTCGAAGGTGTGGACGTTCAACAACGACGACGTGCTCACCATGCTGCAGACGCACATGATCGAGTCCGCAAAATCCCAGGTGAAAGCCGAGGAAGAAGTGGCTGTGAAGCGCGGTTTCGTAAGGCAGCGCCCTCAGGCCGCGTCCAAACCGGCAGAAGAACCGAAGCCGGTAACCGGAGTCCGTGCGTCGGCCTCTGCCGCTCCAGGCGCTGTCCCGTCGAATCAGACTGATGATACTCCGCACCCTGGCAAGGAGGTCATCTCGATCCTCGGTCTGTAACACTTAGGAAAATCCGTAATCCCCGCAGTGATTCCCGGCAAAAGTCGGGCGCTGCGGGGCTTTTCTTTGTACCAGGGTATCAGCGAGGGACGATGAGTGGCGAAAAGGACATAACCTATGCCCGCACAAACCACGTTCCCCGGCTTCAACGCCAACAACTGCACTCCGTTGTTCTTTGACGTTGATGGCTCCACCGGCTGCTCGTTGACCCGCGCCGATATTCGTCCCCTCACCAAGGACGATTTCGCCGCCCAGGGTTTCAAGGAGACCGGGATGGATCGCATCATCGCTCAGACCAAGGAGGCTCGTCTGGTCGGTGTCCAACAGCGTTCGCTGATGGACCTGATCATCTCCCGCCACGCCCCGATCAAGGAGGGTTCGCCCGGCAAGGATCAGTCGATCATTGCCCCGTACCGCTTGATGCCTCGGCGTCATGTGGTGAACATCAACTACTTCCTGATCTCGGCCGGTTCCGCGACCGCCCCGGTCGATCCGGCCACCGCGTTCCCGACCACTCTCCCGGCGACGGCGTGGTACATCACCGTGACCGCCTCGACCGGCGGTTTCGGAAGCGCGATCAAGAACATCGAGAAGTACTTCCTCCCCGGAATGTACCTCTCGGTTGAGAC